GCAGTTCCGCGCCAGCATCTCTACTTCCTGCTCGTCGAGCACCAGTTCAATTTTGCGCTCACCGGCGGCGGACTGCCGCGCGCGCTGCGCGGCTTTGCGTTCTGCTGGGGATTTAGGCATCAGTCGTCATCCTCATCCCAATCGTCACCTTCCTCATCCTCTTCATCATCGCAGGATGCGAGCAGAGGATTCATCCGCCGCCCTACCTGGCTGGCGTAGCCGCGGCGACAGAGGTTGTGCAGCACGCTGTAAATTTCGAACATTTCGGTCCGCTCATCACCAATATCAAGCTCACAGGCCAGCGTGTGGCATTCAGTAGCGAGTGCCGATATCTTCTCAAGCAGTTCGACCTTATTCACCTTTCACCTCCTGAGGGGCGGCTGGCAGCGGCATCCAGTGGGTTACGTTTTGCAACTTCAATCTGTCGCATGGCTCATAGCCATCAATGGTAAATCCATCATCAGAACTATACATAGCCTCGCCATAAACCTGATCTCCATCGAAAGCGATAACTGCCTCAAAATCTATCGGCATCTGCTCGCTTACCGGAATCCATTTACCCGGCACGGTAGCGGGTTCACTGCCGGGTGACTGAGGGGCGGCTGCGAGCATGGCGGCGCGGCAGGCGTTCCAGGAATCAGCGGCCGCATTTCGCTGGTCTTCATCCCACTGGAATACAGCGCGGTCACGACGCCTGGCACTGGCAAGAATTTCGATACTGTCCGGAGTGGCTTCTTCCGGCACTACCGGCGCTGGCTGCGCGTGGCGATAGAGCGGCTCAACCTCTCCCGCCAGGTCACCTCTACTGGCGAGATGCCACCGTTTATCTGGCCCACTGCGCCAACGCCACGCCACCGGCTCGCTGTCCATCGCGGCCAGCGCCAGTTCAGCAAGCTGCAGGTCAGCCAATATTTCTTCGCGTGCGCTTTCGAATGCTTTCTGTCGTGATGCCATTTTCAGCGCTTTGACGTTTTCACGAGCGCGTTCGTGAAGCTGCGCTCTGGTTAATTTGCTGGTCATTGGTTGGCTCCCCGTGAAATTTTGTGGCCCGGCGCATAGCAGCGCTGGCGGTCTTTGCTGATGCGCCAGCCAGCTTTGCGCGCCTGCTGAGAAATATCGGTCATATTCCGGCCAATAAAATCAGCCTGCCCCTGCGGATAGATTTTCCCTGACTGACAACCATCACAGTCGCAGTAGAGGTCCGCGCAAAATCCTTCAGTGATAGCCATCTACTCATCCTCCCCGGTAATTTCGTGGTAGCCGTAATTGCATTGATTCAGGAAAATATCCTTAGCTTCTGCCGCAATCTCTTCATCGGTTGCATCATCTTCAACTTCGAATATTTCCTCGAAATTTCCGCCAACAATCCCGGTCTCAATGGTCACTTTGAATTTACGCATCACTCAGCCTCCACCTTGATGCCAGCGGCAGACGAGAGTAACTCAAGCGCCAATCGCACTTGATGCTCAACTTCATCAGCTAATGGTGATTTGTAAGTATTCCTATAGTCCGGCAACTTCACAGTGACGGTGCGGGGTTCCAGGCATTCAGCAGGCTTAGTGCTCCAGCCGTGCCACCACATGAAGGCGCAGTAAGCGGCAACGTCGCGCGGATCACCTTTGGCGATATGCTGGTGAAAGTGCGTCTGGCATTGACTTGGCCACCCATCCTGTTTCCAGTCCGCGTCGTAGCCGTATTTTAATTGGGCCTTGTACAGCTTCTCTGCTAGGGCAGTGCAGAAGTCGGTCACCAACTTCTGCGTATCCGGGTGAAGCTCGGATGGAATTACCGGTGCAGGCTTCACGGTGCGGGACTCCAGCTCGGCGATGCGAAACATCACGCGCCGTGATTTTTCTCTCTCCCGCTCAAGCTCTGCGTCCAGCTCGGCGATGCGCTTCTCTGCCGCTTCCGCCCTGGCCTCCTGCTCATGCGCTTCGCTCCATCCGCGATTGCAGTGAGCCTCCGTGGCTTGCGACTTCTCCAGCGCCTCTACCAATGCGAGAATGTTTTCCGGCGTCATTAACTCTTTGAATGTTTGCCTGGCAATGGTCGCCTTCACATATCGAGCTATATGGGCAGTCTCCTTGACGTCAGTTGCCGCCGCTTTCAGGCTCTGCGCCAGTTTGGTGATATCAGTTGTCATGCGGCACGCTCCCATTTCACGCCATTTTTCACCAACTGGCGGCAGTGCCGAATAATTTCAGCTCGCCCAACTTTGTTACCCAGCCTCCATGGGGAATAAAACTTCTCTTTATCAACCTCTTCCCCGGTTGAGTTTTCGGCGTCATACGCATACCCAATGCCATCCCAATCAGTGGTTTCATCGATTAGCCGGTTGTGGAGAATGTCAAACGCCTCTTGGCTATCTGCCTCCCCCCAATAGTCAACGGTGACGACTTCCCACGTCTGGTACCACATGCAGTTTGAATAAATCATCCCTTCGCCGCGTGACCACACTTCCCGTCGGTATTGGCGTGGCATAAGAGCAATCAAAATCTTCATGGCGGCGGTGTTAATTTTTTTCTCAATGCGCGGTTTTTCGTTGGTATAGCGTCGCTTGTTCATTTGGCCCCCTCGCGCAGCTGCTTGGCAATATAATCCGCAAGTTCGCCTTTTTTATTTAGGTTTTGCATCTCAATCAGGTCGGACATTGCAAGTCCATTGGTCGGCGAGATAACAACAAAGTTACCGTTAACTTCAAACTGGCGACCTTGCTTCTCCATGCGTTTCACAAAATCAGCGACCTTTGACATTTAACACCTCCAAAACGAAAGACTTCGCCCACTCGGCCTCTAGATGACATTCCATTGACACAAGATGCGCGGCAAACTCCTCCACCCCATCAGCCTTAATCCCGGCTACGATGCGATCGGTGGCGGGGGTTTGTACTGCCGTGACATTAGACCGGTGGTCATTCCATCCGCGCGCATATATCGGATTTATGGACATGCCGTCCTTCACGCAGTACCGCTGGCCACCACCATTGATAACTTCAATCTCTTCCGCAACGGCTGCCTTCAGCGCCATATTCTCCGCAGCAAGCTGCTGGTACGATTTCGCCAGCTTCAGGAACTTCTGCTCTCTGATCGACAGCTCGCCCGCAGACTCCAGCGACCGAATGAGCTCGTTTACTGTTTCGATGTTCATGCTGTCACCCACTCGATCGCCAGATAAGCCACATACAGGACGGCGACGATTGCCACCCAACCAATGATGTTTGCCACCATCACGAACAGCAGCAGTGACCGCCGACTGTAATTCACGAAATCAAAATCCATACTTACCCCCGCTTACCCGTTTAACTTATTGATTCAATTGATATCAATGAAGATCGTTGTTTTAGAACTCTTCGACCTTCCACCCGCCGCCGGCTTTTGCCGGGAGCTTCGTTACTCCGATGATCCGGAATGGGTACTGGTCGGCGGCGACTTTGGTTTTCACCCTGGCATCGTCGGTCCAGTAACCCCCCTTCACTTCGTGCATTTCCAGTTGGCCGTTTGCCAGCATCACGGCGAAGTCAGGCGTGTAGAACGTGTTGTCAGCCAGACGCAGCTTGATGCCTTCGAACCGGTACCAGGCTATCTCCCCGTAGCGCTTACGCAGTTCAAGCTCTTGCGCATACGCCGTTTCGGTTTTGTTCATCTGGCCCGCTTTAAGCCGGCCTAGTGCCTGTACTGTCTTTCGCATGATTTTTACCTTATTGGTAATTTATAACCATAAACGGATCAATATCAATAGTCTTGCGCATATTTTATTACCCTTTTGGTAAACATTAAGGCGTAAAAAAACGCGCTTCCGCGCCGGTATTACTTGATGAGTCCTGCTGCCTTCCCTCGCCGGTATTCCTCCATCAGCCACTGTGCCGGGGTTATACCTCCGAGTGTCGCCGCGTTAGGCATGCATCCGAAGCTTCGACCTGGTGGATGGTAGGTATTGCCACCGGGGTCTGGAGGGGTGCTTATAGGCTCTGGCTTCGACTGGATGCTCAGAATCGGATCAGGTATCTGATGACCTGCCGCGACCTTTGATGCCCATTCGTCAAGAAGCTTACGCGCATGTTTCTCAACTTCAATCTCACTTAACTGACGCTGGTACATCGCGCGCCTGGTATCGCACACAATCCAGTACATGACAGGGTGGCGCCACGGGAATTGTTCTGGTCCGCCAGGCTGTAGGCTTTTCTCCTTGGCGTAGCGGTGAAACTCCCCCATCACATCTTCGATGCTCACGCCAAGCACCATCTTGCTGTCTTTGCACCACTTGATGAATTGACCTGGTGACGGCCAGAACGGTGATTCACAGGCACGGGCATGGCGCATTCCTGCTGATACCTGCTCGCGGGTACGGATACCACCTTCGGCGAAAGCGGCGATCCACTGGCGCTTAGCGTCGGTCTCCTGCTGTGCGGTCTTAAGGTTGGTCTGCTCTGCTGCCGGAAACAGTTGCTTGAGCTGTTTAAACAGGGCATCGACAAGTCTCTCTGCGCTGATGTTCACAACATTGTCTTGCTGAGCCTGGTGATTGTCCGGACCCATCATGCGAGCCAGGGCGCCGGCATCACGATTCTGAATTGCTGCGAATACGTTACTCATAAGAAATCCTTCCAGCCTTCAGGGCTGTTCCAGTGTGGTACTTCATCGTCAGAGCTTTCACCGCGCTTTCCTGCCGCTCTTTTTTTCCTGTTCATCAGCAGCCGGGCAAACTTCTGCTCCCACTGCACGTGTTGCATCACATTGCCTTCTGCCATCCAGTAGGTGATGAATTCGATCAGATCTGATTTCTTGTAACCGTCAGCTGGTAGCGCATGGCCCCATGTTCTGGCGCGCATGACAAAGTCCTCTGACGGCTTCCAGTTTTCATGCATGGTGAATTTGCCAATTGGCTCTCCGATACCATCAACGACAACCGGAGGGACTTGAATTACTTCGCGCGCAGAGAGAGGGGTTTTTATTTCCCTGATCCCTGATCCCTGATCCATTCCTAATGGTACTTGTACCGTATCAGTACCGTACTCATACGGTACTAGGGGTAAACCTTTGATTTTGCTTTCTTTTGGCTTATTCACTACCTGATGTTTAAGGAAATTAGTTATGACCCCAAAATGCTTGCCATCAGGGGTGGAAAACATGGATAAATAACCACAGTTGGAAAGCTCCCGTATTAGTACCGGAATAGGAACGGATGGTTCTCGGATAGGGAAAACTGCAGCTTTGATAAGCTTCGGGTTTGCATTGAAATAGCCTTCATCATCTGCGTAATTAAGCAGACCAATAGCCAACAAGCAGGCTGGTTCTGATACCTCTGCCATGTCTTCATCGGTCCAGAACTCGGGCTTAATGGTGCGAATGCGGGCCATCAGATCACCTCCACGGCATTACCTTTTGAGGCCTCATGCATTAGCCGTTTTATCTCAGCATGGCGGCGGCGGTTAGTCTCGAGGGTGCATTCGACACAATGCCCGTTGTATACCCATCGCTCACTGTCATGGCCGTGCTTACATTGCTTACCGGTGTAGTAGCGCTTTAGTCCTGCCTTTGCCGCTTCGACGCGAGTAATGATCTCCATAGTTCCTGTCTCACTCTGGTTGTGGTTACGGTAATTTTGCAGCAAGCCAAAAAAAGATCAACCGTATTTGGATAATTATTACCGAATTGGTGTACAGGGAGAGGCAGGAGCCGCCTGGGGGTGGCGGCGAGGGTGAGTTTTGAGGATTAACGTTCGTGGAACCAGAGGACCAGGTCGGATTTTGCGGAGATCCACTTACGGGATTTGCAGGCTTTAAACAGTCTTTCTAACAGAGGCTTACGTGGAATTCTTCTACGGCCAGTCAGGTGAACCTGAATGTAGTGGCTGGTCGTGCCGGCGTCACTTGCGAACTCTTCACGCTCTGCCGGAGAGAGGTCGAGCCAGCAGCGTTTGAAGTCAAATTTTTGCACATCGCTCATATTTTTTAGTCCCGGACTAACTTTAGACAGCCTGATTATTACCAATCTGGTGTAAAAATCAATGACTGTTACCTTTTTGGTAAGTTTACCTTTATGGTAATATTCTATTAAATTTAATCAGTTAGGTAACAATTCCAGGCTAAAAAAATAGAAATGAAAAGCATCTACGACATAAGACGCGACAACCTCAATGAGATAATCCGGAAGGATTTCGATAACACGCAACTCCGGTTTGCCGAGAGAATCAAAAAATCAGCTAACCTCGTTAACAGGTGGAGCAAGGGGACAAAAAATATCGGCGCTAACGCGGCACGCGAGATCGAGTCGTTCGCCGGAAAAGGTCGTTTCTGGCTGGATATCGACCATCTGTCAGATACCCCGACGCTGCCGGAGATTATCGACCCGCAGGAATGGAGTGTGGAAAAGCAGGCAGCGTTTACCCTGGGTGTATGGATGGGACAGCATCCGGATCTGAACTCAGAGAAAAAGGTTTCGGAAGCGGCCGGTATCGGCCAGGCGACCGTAAATCGCATCCTGAACTGCGAAGGCTCCACCAGCATTGGCGTACTGTCGGCTATCGCCAGGGCGTTCGGCCGCGATGCATATGAGCTGATCCTGCCGCCTGGTAATGCTGGTCTGATTGACTATGACCACCATGAATACGCCGGGCTGCCGCAGGAAGAGAAAAACAAGATCACCGCCTTCATCAAGTTCATCGTCAGCCAGAACCAATAGCCTCTAATCTACCTGTCACTCCTGCCGGGGGGATAACTTCCCGCGTCTCATACATTTACCAAAATGGTAAACTTTTCCTCGTCACATCTATTGACTAATTCGTAAATTGATCAGATTATTACCTTAACGGTAACAGCAGGGCGTTGAATTACCAGAAACCCACCACCGGGTGGCTTTCTCATACCCCTGATATTTACCAAATGGTAATAGTGAGGTGTGTATGCAATGGCAAATCATTAACGGCTGGTACTGCGTTACGGCATGCGGGCTGATGAGCTGGAAGTTTCGCACGCTGCCGGAAGCTATCAGCTGGGCATTCGTCAGCAAACTGGCAGCAAAAACGGAAATGGGTATGGGGGTGAGCAAGTGAACATTCAGCAGATTAACAACCTGAAAAAAATCATGAACAACATCGACGGCGACTACCAGCTTAACCAGATGCTGTACGAGCGCCACGTCGAGCTTATCGACGCGATCAAGTTCCATCAGCTGCAAAAGCCATTCTACGAACTGGAGCGCAAAGGCGTGCGCAGCGAGATCCTGGAAGAGCTGATGATGAGCTCTGAGTTTGAAGAATGCCTGGCTGCGTATCAGCGGGAACTCACCGGCATCATTGCCAAGTGGGATCTGGCTGACCAACTGGATACGGCGAGGAACGCGGCATGATGCAGAACGCTGGAAGCATGGACAGAACCAAATATCTCGGCGGCAGTGATGTCGCCGGTATTCTCGGCATTAGCCCATGGCGCACTCCGCTTGAGGTGTATCTGGATAAGGTTCAGCCACGTATCAAACCAGTAGATCCTTCAAAGCAGAAAGTTTTCACGCGTGGCCAGCGTATGGAGCCATATGTAATTGACCTGCTTTCTGAAGAGACGGGCCTAGAAATTATTCACCGCGGTAACCGGTATATCCATCGTGATTACGGATTTATCGCAGCAGAGATCGATGCAGAAGCGGCTACCGGAGAAAACATCGAGATCAAAACAGTGAGCCCATTCAAGGCCAAAGAATGGGGAGAGGTTCAGACAGATGCTATCCCGGTGCATTACACGGCGCAGGCCATGCATGGGCTAATGGTTACAGGGAAGCAGGTATGTGTATTCGGCGTCCTGATCGGGGGTGATGACTTCCGTATCTATCGTGTTGAGCGAGACGAAGAAACCATCCAGGCCATTCTCGAGAAAGAGGTCGCTTTCTGGGACCGGGTTAAAAACCTGAACCCTCCAGAAGCAACCAGCGTCAGCGACATATATCTGATGTTCGAAAAGGACTCAGGAACAAGTATCGAGGCTGACGGAAAGGCTCTGGCCCTTTTCAATGACCTGCGAGATATGAAATCAAAATTCAAGTATCTGGAAGATGAAATTGCCGTATCGGAAGAGAAATTAAAGCTCTACATGCAGGAGCACTCGATTTTGACGCTGGACGGAAAGCCGATCTGCACCTGGAAATCTCAGGTAAGCAACCGGTTTGATCAGCAGTTATTTCAGGCGGCACACCCAGAACTATTCGAAAAATTCAAAACAGCAACGACATCACGCGTTTTCAGAATGAAGTAAGGAGAAAAAATGTCTACCAACGCACTTAAGGCAGCTGCGACAGGAAACCAGGTCGCGCAGCATAGCGACAAACCAACCACTCTGGCTGGCTTGCTCGCAGATCCAAAAATTAAGGCTCAAATGGCTTTAGCGCTTCCTAAGCACATGACTGCAGATCGCCTTGCACGAATCGCTACCACTGAGATCCGCAAGGTTCCAAAACTGGCCGCATGTGACCAGGCCAGTTTCCTCGGGGCAATTATGCAGTGTGCTCAACTCGGGCTGGAACCGGGCGGTGCACTTGGCCATGCATACCTGATTCCGTTCGACAAACGCCAGAAAGTAAATGGCCGCTGGGAAACTGTATCGACAGAAGCGCAGCTGATTATTGGTTATCGCGGAATGATTGACCTCGCCCGTCGGTCAGGTCAAATCCTGAGCATATCAGCGCGTACAGTCCATGCGAACGACAAATTCAGTTACTCATACGGACTGGAAGAAACGCTCGAGCATTCACCTTGCGAGACCGGTGACCGAGGAGAACTTACGCATGTTTACGCCGTTGCACGCCTGAAAGATGGCGGCGTTCAGTTCGAAGTTATGAGCCGGGCAGACGTTGAGAAAGTTCGTGCCCTGAGCAAAGCCGGAAGCAGCGGACCGTGGGTGGACCACTTTGACGAGATGGCCAAAAAGACGGTGATCCGTCGCCTGTTTAAATACCTGCCTGTTTCTATCGAACTGCAAAAAGCGGTTGTGATGGATGAACGAGCTGAAGCCGGCCTGAGCCAGGATAACGCAGCTGTTATCACCGGTGAGTATTCCGTCGTAGACGATGAGCAGCAGAGCATGACAGCGGTTTCTGAATCTGATCGAGAAGAAGCGCGTGAATACGCTAGCGCCATTCTGAACAGCCTCGATCCTTCTGTGGATGATGCAAAGGCGCTTTTTAAGCGGGCAGAAGACGAAATAAACGCGCTGGCTGAAAAGTTAGGCGATGAATATCACCAGGGATTCATGACGACGCTTAACGATATGCGTCCTGAATTTGCATAACACCACCACCGCGGCGCCGGGCGCGCCGCACTGAAAAAAAGAGAGGTAACGATGAAAGGTGCATTTAACAGAAAGCAACTACTGGAGGTGGTGCCTGTATCGATGAGCACTATCGACCGCATGGAGAAAAACGGGGAGTTCCCTAAGCGTTTCTGGATCACAGACAAGCGCTGTGCCTGGAACAGCGAAGAGATCGAGCGCTGGCTGGATGAACGTCAGCAGAACGGTACAACGGAGTTTGCTGGAAAAAAGCCTCCGCTTGAGCAACGAGTATTTCGCCGGGTTGGTAATGCGGCGTGACGTCGCTGGCGAGGTACTGGGAAAGGTGGTCAGGATGGTTTCTGTACCTGGCCGCCGTATCCGCCTGGCTGTTCCTGCTGGCGGTCATTTTTCGAGAGGGTTGGATACGATGAATCGGATGGAAAAATACCACGCGGATTATGTCTCGCAACGCAAAGCGCCCCCTCTTGTCGCCGTAACGCCGGCGGCAATGGAGATCGAGCAGCGCGCTATTGCTCGCGAGAAAAAAGGCCAGTACCGCCTGGCCGCTCGCCTCTGGCTTGAGTGCATGGATGCGGCCACTGGAGAGGTTGAGCGGGCCCGTATCGCTATACGCCGCGATCAGTGCATTGGCCGCGGGAATCGGCTTCGCCATGGATGCTATGCCGGGATCTGCGCCACCGCAGGGGTGATTTATGACTAACCCACACGACAGCATTCGCGTAGGAAGTATCACGCTGGTTTATTCGTCCGTGCGCCGTGGCTGGCTGGCGCCAGGCGGCCAGGTTATCCAGAACCCGCTGAAGGCTCAGCGCCTGGCGGAGCAACTGAATAGCAAGAAGGTGTCAGCATGAGCGGAAAATACACCCTGATCTATGCGGATCCGCCTTGGGCATACCGCGACAAGGCAGCCGACGGTGACCGCGGCGCCGGTTTCAAGTATCCAGTGATGAATGTTCTGGATATCTGCAGGCTGCCGGTATGGGAGCTCGCCGCCGAAGATTGCCTTCTGGCTATGTGGTGGGTACCGACTCAGCCGGTAGAGGCGCTGAAAGTCATGGAGGCCTGGGGATTCCGCCTGATGACCATGAAGGGATTCACCTGGCACAAGACGAACAAGCATAAAGGGAACAGTGCGATCGGCATGGGCCATATGACCCGGGCGAACAGCGAAGACTGCCTGTTTGCGGTGCGCGGGAAACTACCGGCCCGCATGGACGCCTCGATCTGCCAGCACGTCACGGCGCCGCGCCTGGAGAACTCGCGCAAACCAGACGTTATCCGCGAGAAACTGGTGCAGCTGCTTGGCGATGTCCCACGCATTGAGCTCTTCGCACGCCAGTCGTCTCACGGTTTCGACGTGTGGGGGAATCAGTGCTCGTCGCCGGCGGTGGAGTTGCTGCCAGGCTGCGCCGTGCCAGTAGTGAAGACGGAGGCCGCATGACAACCATACTTTCAAACTTCCTGTGCGGTGCAGCGCTGATATGGCTGGGATACCTTGTCGTTCTGTTCATCCTTTGGGAGCGGCCTACACGTACTCATACAGCCTTTTTTGGCAGGTTATCGATACTTTTCGGCGTTGTGTGCGCGCTGGCAATGGCGCTCAAGGACGGTGCTGCATGAACATTGCCGAAGAGGCCTCGCTGATACGACAACTCGAAGAGGCGCGCGCCATTATCAACCAGAGGAATGGTGAGATCATTCACCTGCAGAGAGAAGCGGCGCGCTACCGTGAACAGCGGGATTCTGCAAACGCGATGGTTAAGTTCCTGCGTTGGCTCTTTGAGAATTCTTCGCAGGCGACACAATGAGCCGCCTCCGGGCGGACTATTGTTCATTCATCCACTTTTCAAATGCAGACGGGGAGAACGGCACCAGGTCGTAATGCTCCCCGTTTATCCATGCATCAACCATATTTGCCCACTGCTGCAGCATGTAGGCCCGCTGCCGGGAATACTCGGCCTTGTTGTAAACTGCCCTCACGCCCTTCTGTTCATGCGCAAGCGCCTTCTCTATCCAGTCTGAAGGGAAACCCGCTTCATGCAAAAGCGTGCTCGCTGTGCGCCGCAGGTCGTGCACTGTTAGAGGTTGCAGGTTCTCCCCAGCATCCGCTGCCGCAGCAACCGCGCGATCGATGACTGAGTTAAGAGCGGCATTGGATAACGGCTTACTGGTGCTGTAGCGACCTGGCAACAGATAATCACTCCCGCCGGCACACATCTGCAGGCCTACCATCAGATCCTGTGCCTGATGCGGAAGGTAGATGACATGCGACCGGCTTCCCTTCATCCTGTCAGATGGGATCGTCCAGGTTCCTTTGCTGAAATCCACCTCTTTCCACGTCGCCATGATGAACTCGGTTTTGCGCACCATCGTGATCAGGATGAGCTTCACAGCCAGTTTTAAGGTTGGCAAAGTGCTGACGGTATCGAGAGACCTGAACAGCACGCCGATTTCTTCCGGCTGCAGGCAACGGTCACGCGGTTTAAACATGGCGATCGCCGAAGGTTTGATATCTGCGGCCGGGTTGAATAACCCGTGCCCGCGGTCATTGGCGTACCGGTAAACGCTGCTGATGATTTCACGCGCCTGCACCGCCGTCGCACGTCCGCCGCGCTCGACTATGCGATCGCAAAGATCACGCACCATAGGGGTCGTTATCTCGGACATCATTTTGTTTCCGAGAACAGGCAAAATATCCCTGTCGATAACTGATTGCTTCATAGCCCGCGTACTGTCAGCCAGGACCACATGTTTCATGTAGGCGTCGGTATGTACCGTAAATGTTTCGGCGCCGCGGATCCGTTTGATACCGTCACGCTTCGCCGCAGCCGGCGACTGGCCTGCGTTCAGCAGCTTTTTAGCCGCTATCAGTTCATCCCTGGCTTCGGCCAGCGTGATACCGTCACGACCATACTGACCGATAACCAGCGTCTCCCGGCGGCCGTTAATGCGGTAATCGTAACGAAACGAGATAGTGCCTGAGATCAGCACGGCTACATACAGTCCGTCGCGATCGGAGACCTTGTACATTTTGCCCTGCGGTTTCAGGTTTTTTAGTTTGGTATCGGTAAGCACATTTCACCCGTGATGCATCATTTTTTCTGACGGTACGAGAGTATACCGTAATGGTAATACCGTCAGGTATACCGTCAAAAAATGTGAGATAGAGTGAATAGTGTTGAAGTGATATAAAGAAAAACCCCCTGTAAAAACAGAGGGTTGAATTTCAATTTGAGTAGATATGATTAGCTATAATGTAGCCGTTAATCATTCCCCGTTACTGTGGATAATCAATATATTGTGTCTCTGGCAGTTGCTTTTCCTACCATATGTTGTCCCTCCCCGTTCTATTTTGTGATCGCACAGTGTGAAAAACGACATCACAGTGGAGACGCTGCTAAAGAAAAACCCCCTGTAAAAACAGAGGGTTGAATTTCAATTTGAGTAGATATGATTAGCTATAATGTAGCCGTTAATCATTCCCACTCAATCGTTGCTGGCGGCTTGCCGCCAATTGACTGAAAACAAGTTTATGAAACTATAAATTCTGCGTACCGTTTTATATACCGTCACCGGGAAACAGTACCATGAAAAATACCATGCTACCTGGTTAGTTTATCGTACTGTCTTTCGCAGACCCTTCCGGCTTCAGCTGCCCGGTCAGCGTATTCTGCCAGTTGCCGGTTTCGTTCGAGAGATTTTTCGAGCACGTCGGCAAGCAAAACTCCGGTGTCTGCGGCTGACGACCCAGCGCCGACAGTGGCGTTATACTGCCTGAGCTGCTCACGGATGGCAACGAGCTGCTGCTGCAGCCGGCCAGCGCGAGCGGCAGCATCAAGAGCATCATTGCGCGCCTGGTCGATCCTCTGCTGCGCCTCACGTTCATTGGTTGCTTTCTCCTGTTCATCATGTTTACGGGCTTTCTCATCTTCTGCTTTGCGGTCAGCCTTCGCCTGCGCATACCCGGCGTCGTACTGTCTGTCACCGTGAATATTCCAGGCTACAACGCCGCCGGCCACCAGTGCAGCAAGCATCGACACGATAAGCAACTGTTTCCAGTATGCTTTCACGAATGCCGTGATCATGATGCCAGCACCTTCTTGGCCGAAAGATACCGTACACGGCGATCGTCGATACCATTCTGGCCGCCATTGATGATCTGCGTGACGCGCATCAGGTCGTCGGTGTACTTCAGGCATCCATATTTAACGAAGTACCAAGCCGCGCTCCGCGCTGCATAGTCGTCCTGCGCCAGCAGCTCCGGCTGCTTAACCATATCCACCTTCAGGGCAGCCCCGCAATCGCGGTAGTTGTTCAGTCCGGTGGTCTGGATGAGACCGCGCCCGCGGTAAAACCAGCCGTCGGTCGGCCCGTTATTCCCCATGCGTTTGCTGTACACCAGATTGGCAATGGCCCGCTGCCTCTCCAGTGGCAACGATGGTTCACCCTGCCGGCGCCCGAGGGAATTAGCCTGGCCCTGCGTCAGTCTCCCGGCACGGACGAAACCAGCCAGCCCCGCCACGCTGTAATTGAAGCTCTCAACGAGCTGGGTAAAGCCAGTGCTTTCATGCCCGGCCTGGGCAATAAACATCGCCTGATCCAACGGCTTGATAATGCCAAACTCTTTCATGGCCGCCACAATGTGCGGATGCCAGCGTGTGGCCAGCGCCAGGCTAACGCCGGCAGCTTTCTGAAACTCGTTAATGTCCATGTTGCGACCTCGATATCTTGAAGATTTGCACGACGTTGCCGCGCGTCTTCAGCACCGCGGCGAACATCACAGCATTGATAACGACCTCAGAAAGATCTGCGGTCATGGGGAAGTGGTACAGGTATGAGTACGCGGTGCGAAGCGGGATACTGGCCGCCGCCACGATGAGGAAATAGGCTATCCACCCGCCCCAGCGGCGGTGGCGCGATCCGTTGCGCTGGAAGAACATCACCCTCAGCGCTATCCCGCCGCAGATGAGGGCATTAGCGATAAGCAGCAGATCATGGCCTGTCATCGTCTTTTCCTCCCGGGATTAAATCGCGCGGATTGTCAGAGCGGTGATACAGCCATATCCCGACCCGCACCGCGACAATTGCCGCAACGAACGCGCCGGCGGAGTAGACAATACCCCGCTCGAACGAGTCCTGTGTGATGGTGGGGATCATGCTGGCCACGCCGATAAGGATTGATGCTGTGGGTTTGTAGAAGAGAAGACCGCAGAGAAAGCTGAGCAGCGCCAGGAGAACGCGGCGCTTGACCGGATACTCAACAGCAGAGGTAACAAAAATTACCGCACCGGCCAGCGACCCCAGCGCCACTTCTGGAGGGACGCCGGCGATAACCGCCGCCAGCGCACCGTAGCTAAGCCCCTGATTTATTGTATCAGCGGTTAGCGATGCAGACATGATGACCACCGTTTACTATGCATGATGAACCTCCTTAGTTGGGTAAGCTCATCATACACAATAAACCGTTTATGGATAAATGGTAAACTTACTGTACTGATAAAATCAGTTTTATTCTATCTTTCACTGACTACTTTCTCTTGCTATCTCTATCTGTTCATCATGTGTTAAATGATTACCATCGCCATCATCTGTTTGGATAACCATCTCTTGTGCATCAGAAATTAACTGCGCAACAATTGGACGATTTGTAAAAATATTTTCTAACTCATCCATATCTGCTCCTATAAATTTACTCTTACATATTTAGTATCCGGGTCGTAATAGAACCCACCAACTGACGTTGTTGTTATTGGCAAGTTTGCATTAACAAAACCATCAGAGTTTATTTGTTTGCGGAGAAGAGGTTTAAACCCAAGCACAGGGTTTGTCACCGCATCCGATCTGTACTCATGAGAACTCGCCTTTGCCTGGAGATGGTATACGTTACCACCCGGATCAGTATATTTATACTCGTTATCAAACGAGCGCTGGTCCGAGTATGAAAACGCTGTGTTGAATTTGTTGTACGCGACATTAAATTTGTTGTTGGCGCCCATTCCCAAAGAAAAAATATAATCAAAATCTTTTGCATTTACTTTTATGTCGCAATACTGACCTCCATTAAACTTAACAGCCGATTGTCTCCCAGTGCCGATGGAAAACACATCAGCATGCACAACGGTAACATCTACGTTGCAGTGTTGGATATATGCATTGTTTGCTGCGGTAGCGAAGAATACAACCCCGTCCGTTACATTAAAGCCAGAGCCTTTGGCATCGCAGGAGATTACGGGTGTTGTCGCTGAGTTTCCAATATACGCTACTATATATTGGGCGTTATACGCTGTTACATAGCCACTACATGCCTCGCAACCATACCCTGTAATAACGCCACCACCCTCAACGATATCCGTTGCTGAAACTTTGTAAGTGATGTTCTTGCATCTGTTCCATAGATGCAAACCGGCATGGTATGCCTTATTGGTTACCAGTGTTACGCTGCCATTGACGTTGTTACTTTCAGACTCAATACCTGCGTATGCTGAATCGTTAGCTATAACATCCATAATGAAATCGGAACACGCATCAAGTTTAAAAGTGCTTCCCAGCGCCAAATCTGAACTTGCAGACGTTGGCTGTGGGTAAATCTGACCAGATTTTTTAGCAGTACAAAATATTTTCATGTTCTTACAGCCATTATTGGCGAAGAACGGAAAAACTGAATTACTTAATGTTACGGATGAGCCTATGTACAAACCATCAACACCACTAGCCCAAAAAGAAAGGGTGTTCGCTAATGGAGATGTGAATATTTCTCTAGAATCTATTTTAGTTGCACTTTGGTATGCGTACAATGGCCTGTTAGTTGGATCATCAGAAGTTATAAGTAACTTCCCATCCAAAGTGAACTCGTTGCCTGTAACTTTTAAGGTTGTAAATCCAGAATAGCTTGCAGATAATGGGGTCGCTCTTGATAATGTTGAATCCTCACCATGCATGGTAATGTTACTGGCAGTTATAACCCATCCGTTTGTGGCCTGACTATTTGCAGGGAAATCATTGTAATATTTTGCGTTTGCCCTTAACTCTACGTAATCACCATCACTAAGCGATGAAAGCATTTTTGCAAAAGGAACTGTATCTGGATGTGAAGAACCAAGACCACGGCACCCATACCATTCAGGCCTTACTATTCTACTTGAGTAATACTCATCCCTTACGAACACCAATCCTGAATTACCTGATGTTACAACCTTTCCTCCATCAGCGATGAAGTTTGCAGCATCCTGAACAATAAATGTTCCACCACCAACGATGTATCCATAATCAAACTCTTTAACCTGTACTCTTGTTCCTATTATATTTGGAACTATAGTTTGAAGTGTTGATATTGTTGGCGTGCTGCCTATATAAAGCAAGCCACTACCAGAAGCCAATTGAATAAGAACATCAGATGCAGATCCTGATTCAGGCAAAACGACTATTGGATCACCCTGATCGTTAAAGGCAATTAATTTATTTTTCCTTATTTCAACCCCTGGTAACGTTGATATCCTAGATTCTGGAATTCTTACTGTTCTCTCAAAGAGAGTATCAGAATGAGAAATTGAAGATTCATATTTCTGGTCAGTATAATTTTTCGTGGCCGCATCCTGCGCCTGTGACGGGTCACGCAGGTTACGAATGCGGTTATT